ATTGTTTTGTTCAGCCTACTATACTTACTTTTGAAGAAAGTGTGGAAGGTTTGGATTATGCCGAGTTGGGATCTGTCTCTAGGAAAACCTCGTGTGGTTACCCATATATTCTCAATAGGGTTAAACCAGGTAAACAAGACTTCTTTGGTTCCGGCCAGGATTTCGAGTTTACTTCCCCTCAGTGTCTTGATCTCATTCGAGAAATCGAAGGTGACATTGTTGGGATAGTTGATAGTAATATCATTCCCGAAATGTATTTTGTCGATTGTCTGAAGGATGAACTGGTCTCAAAAGAGAAAAACGCCATAGGTAAAACTAGAACTATATCTGCCGGCAGCATTAAGATGTTGGCAATGTTCAGAATGTACTTTGGGGCATTTATGCTCTGGTATACTAAGAACAGAATATATAATGGTAGCGCTGTTGGCGTCAATCCTTATGGTGAAGAATGGGACGAGATAGCGAAGAGTCTACATTCTAAAAGTAAATATATGAATGCTGGAGACTTCTCAGGTTTCGACACTAAACAGTCTGCTCAAATGCTTGAGGCTGTTTTGGATATCATAGAATCATTTTACTCCAATAGTACTGATGACGAGAAGAAGATTAGATTTTTCCTTTGGAGAAGAATTATCAATTCCGTTCACATAGTTAAGGGAGTTGTAAATATATGGGACTGCGGTTTGCCATCAGGTAACCCTATGACTGCTGTTATCAATACCATGATAAACAGGATATATCATAAGTTAGCATTTAAGCGAGCTGTTGGTTTCGGTCCCTCCTCCTTTTATATATTTAATAAAGAGGTTTATTTAGTTGCTCTCGGTGATGATTGTGTATTTTCAGTAAATGATATTTATGCGGATGTTTTCAATGAATATGTCTTAGGACCAATATTTGCTGAATTCGGTATGGTTTATACTCCTGAAGATAAGAATTCCGTGAGGACTGATATCAAAAGGACTATAGGTGAGGTCTCTTTTTTGAAGAGAACCTGGAGATTCGACAGCATGCTTAACAGGTATGTAGGACCAATGAAACTTCAGGCGGTGCTCAGTCAGTTAAACTGGACTAGAGTACGTGACAGCAATGAGATTTTGATCGATAAAGCTCATCATGTTGTCAGGGAGCTATCGCTCCATGGAAAAGAAGTTTATCATAAATGGGTCCCAATCATTAATCGTGAATTGTGGACCAATTATGATACCAAGCTTCAGTGCACCGACTTTTATGTCACATTTGAAGAGGTGTTGAATTTAGCTTGTGATTTCATCAGTTTTGATGATATAAAACCAAACATGTTTATTACACCCAACAACGGTTGCGACAGTGACCACCATTATGCGGTATGCGATGGTGACACTTCAAAAGTTAGTATACCACTAGCGGCCCAAGTTCAGGCCGGAGATGACGGCGGCGCAGACGTCGTCATTCAAAACGACGGAGTTGTCGATCAGGAGACTCCTACTGCGGGAGTTTCTGCTATTGAGTGGACCTCTTCTTTCCAGACAGACAAATCTTCCTCTATCATGAGGTATTTGTCTAAACCTGTTAAGTTGGAGTCTGGTGAGTTTGTAGCTGCTGATGTTATGACAGACTTTACTCTGCACAACTGGGATGCTCCATTGACCAAGTCTATCTATGCTGAGAAATTGAAAGGTATTTTCACCATAAATGCTACTCTCGTAGTAACTTTACAGTGCAATGCTAATCAATTTCAGCAGGGACTTTATTGTGTTTCTTGGTTACCCAGCGGAGGTCTTAGTGATGCTAATAGTATCATTAGACATAATAGATCCCACAGATTTTCTGTTGTTCAAAGAGTCCAATTGACCACAGCTAGACTCAACCTATCTTGTGACACTTCTGTTACATTGAGGATACCTTTCGTAAGTGCCTACAATTCGTTCCTTTACGAGTCTGTTAGGACAGGTTATACGAGTCCAGGGACATTTTTCATTTGGCCTTACGAGCCTTTAGCTAGCGCTGGAGGTTCCGCTGAGGCTGGATTTACTCTGTGGGGGCATTATGAAGATATCAAACTTGGAATGGCTGGTTCATTGCAAGGTGGTGATCTTATCAGTGACGAGCAGATAAATTGGCTCAAGCAGACTAAAGTTGTATCCAAAACTTTGGGCGCTATCAGTAATGTAGCAACGAGTCTAGCTCCTATACCGTTACTCAATATGTTTGCTGCTCCTGTTGCCTGGGCAACCAGAGCTGCGTCTATGACAGCCGATTCGTTAGGTTTCTCGAAACCTAATCATATTGGTGAACCCGTGAGATCAACGAGGAATAATTTCCCTTACATGGGTGCGTCAGACGGTGTAGATACTGCTGAGCCTCTCAGTATGACGATATCTAACCACGTATCTTCAGATCCCAGACTCTTAGGTTCCACTGTAGATGAGATGAGCGTCGCTTTTATAGCTTCTAAATCTAGTTATTTAGGTAGTATAGATTGGACGTTGACCGACGCCGTAGGAACTCAGTTGGTGAGCTATAGTGTTTCTCCTACCATATCAAAGTTCGTGCAGACTGATAGTGGGTTGAGTGTCACTTCCTTAGGACCTCTAACCTTTTTATCAAGAATGTTCAATCTATGGAGAGGATCACTTGCTTTCAAGATTACTATAGTTAAAACAGCGGCCCATTCAGGTCGTTTGCTTATAGCTTACCAGCTCTATGATGATATCTTAACAGATGCCATTATAGCGTCCTCATTGGACAACACTGATTTCATGCATAGAAATATAATTGATATCAGAGAAAAGAACGAAGTAACAATTGTCGTTCCTTTCAACAACGTAGCCGAATGGATGGAGACTAGAGACGATTTGGGCGCTACGGGTGCATTCAGGATTTATGTCCTGGATAAGCTCAAGTGTCCTGCTATCGTACCTAGTACCATTCAGCTCAAGATTGAACTGTTGGGTGGATCGGATCTAGCTTTTGCTAGTCCGAGAAACTTTGAGTTCAACCCGGTGCTTGCAGCGTCAGTACAAGCTGGAGATGAAAAATCTCCGGATATGTGCCAATTTGACTTAACAACGATTGGCGATGCTGTAGTACCACCACGTACCTTAAACGCCGAAATGGCAACGATGGGAGAAAGTATCCCTTCGTTACGTATGTTTGCTAAAAGAGGAGGTATGATCCAAACTGGAACCACATTAAGTGATACTGCTACAGCATCACTTATGGCTCCGTTTGCTAACTGCTGGTATAGATCCAGTGCCGGTGCCGCTCAAGGAACCGCGTCATTAGTTAGCCGCGATTATTACTCTATTTTTAGTGCAATATATGCCAATGCAAGGGGAGGAGTGCGTATCAGAGCGTTTTCTGATACGTTGAATAGCAACGGAACTACTTACATGGTCACTCTTGATCACGTTAATACCAATGCTACGTCTTTAGGACAGGTTATCACAGCGGAAGCTTTGACAGATGATGTTTTCATTACGAAAACTGGAAACCAGGGAACTGTAGTTTATTCAGCGGAAACGCCGACTTCAGCTATTTTTGTTCCACAGAATTCACGAACATTTTCAAGAATTACATCTGCAAACGTTTGCTCTGATATCGTTATGTCTTACGACAAGCTTGAAGCTGATCCAGCACAAGTCCGTTATAAAGCAATCAATTTGGCTGCTACGGAGGGAGCTCTCTATTTTCATAGAGCGCTAGCTGATGATGGAACCTTTGGTAACTTCGTCAGTATCCCGCCTAGCTTCGTCGAAATCTGAGTCCTTCACGTGCGGTCCGAAACAGACCGAATTTTTCTTTTTAAGTAATGTTAAGACTAGCCAACTTTCACTT